GGCGAACTTGAACCACTTCGCCGTGATTTCCTCGTGCAGCCGCCAGCGCGTGGTGACGTTCTCAAAAGTGCGGGAGAAATACGGCTCGATACTTTCCCCCGCTGCCGCCGTGCTTTCCGCCCAGGCCATGACCGTATCGGCCACGAATGCCGGGAAGGTACTGCGGATGTTGTCCGGCGTCGGCTGCTGCTGCGCAATGGCGATATCTGCCAGCTCCAGCGCCTTATCCAGATCCCCAGCATCAAACAGCCAGATCACGCACCAGGCAAAGACCGGGTGAGCAAACACGCTGCCGCTGTCCAGATACGCCGTTACCGTCGGCATCCACTTCGGCAGCAGCACGTCACGCTTATACGCAACCCGGTCGGAAATCGTCGGCAGGGTACGAAGCCAGGCCACATCCTGATTCAGCGCCTGGATTTGCACATGCAGACTGTCGAGGCTTTCGACGGCCTGACGGCGCTCCAGCTGCTTTTGTACGGCAATCTTCTGGTTGTGACGTTGCGCAGGTGACAGTGCCATTTATCAGCCCTCCGAAGGCTCGGCCAGCTCACCGATGGTCACGGCGTTTTCGTCAATGGCGGCGTACAACTCCGGCACTTCGACGGCGTAACCTTCGTTGCGCAGATACTTGTTTTCGTACTGCTTGCGGTCATCCACGAACTCAGCTTTACGCTGGCGCGTATTGCGCTGGGTGTAGATATGCAGGTTTGGCAGCATGGTCACGACCATACGTTTACCCGGCATGAACGGTGGCACCATTGCAGGACGCCCGGCGATGGTGTTGCCCAGCATCTGCGCGGCGATTTTTTCCGTTGGCTTGTCCGCGCCCTGGTACAGGCGGAACTGCTCAGCCGCCACCAGGTCAGCGCCAGCCAGCACCACCAGACGCGGGTCAGTACGGAACTGCTGCGGGATTTTGGTATTGATGAGGTCAGACGCCATCGCATCCAGGGAACGGTAATCACCCTGCTCATCCAGCGTGACCGGATCAGTAATGATTTGCTTGCCGCCATCCCAGTCTTTCATGATGGCGTGCCAGCCTTTGTTTACGTCCTCACCGTTCGGGTTAGTTTCGTAATTCGTGGTTTTTTCGACGCTCTTACCGTTAAAGCCGATACGCAGCATATCCAGCGCAAAGGCCTGGTTGGAGAAGGTCTGTACCAGCTGGAAGAACTCGTCTTCAGTCTTGCCGGAGTTAGCCCAGACAGAAAGCAGATCCCAGCGCAGCGCCGCACAGGAGTCGGTTTCAACCAGTTTATAGTCATTACCGTCCACACCCACACGGCGGGTAAAGCGCCCGGACTCACTACGCCCGGTATACAGACCGGATGCACCCACGTTAATCACCTGGCCGGAAAGCTGATCCACGTCCAGGCAGGTAATCATGTTGAGAAGCTCAACAGATTCCAGCAGAGCCAGGCGCAATGCCGTTTCTTTCGGGTCGGTCATGGCGAAATAACGTTCGGTATCAGCAACGCCGTAATCCTTCGCCATGCCCGCGCAAAACGCATTCATCAACTGGCGCGCACGTTCATTTAAATACATAGATATTCCCCGCGTTGACGCGATTAATAATGAAAAGGTTTATTTAAAAGCGATTAAAGGAACTTGAATCCTTTACCTTTATTTTTATCGCCGAACTGACGCTGCGGTATTGTGGTCACTTTTTTATCCAGCTTGCTGAAATTTGCCAGAATGGTTGGCAGGCTATCGCGCAGGCTGGCAAATTCTTCGGTATCGACCACTTCCGCAATGGTTTCAATATCGCCCTGCGCCGCTGCAATTTGCTCTTCTACTTTTGCCAGGCGCTCTTCAATACCATTAAGCGCCTCTGCCAGCGCCTGTAATTTGTCGTCACTGGTCGGCTCGTCGCCCGGCACTTCTTCAAACTTTTTCTTTGGTTCAATATTGAACAGCTTTTGCCACGGAGTTTTCATTTTCGTTTCCTGCGTAATTTTTCCATCAGAGGACATTGCGCATGCGTAATATCCCTGTTTCGTTAACTTGCGTTTTTCAGAAAAACGCAGACGTGTAGTGCCAACACTTGCCGGGCGGTCAGTCACCGCCAGCCCCTTGAGATACGTCCGGCCGCTGCCGCGCCAGTTCTCTTCCGGTTCAATGGAGAAATAAACCATCTGGCCTTCGCGGTTCGCATGAATCAGGTTCAGATTGGGGGTGAGCTTTGCGTATAACCGGGCAAGTCCGTCCTCTCCGTCCTGCCACATGGCCGCTGCAACTTCGCCACAATTTCCCCAGTCCCGTGAATGCTCCGGCCAAATCATTGCGCCGTAGTGTTCAGCGTTATAGGTTTCCCCCATATCAATGATCCACTCACGATAAATCTGCCGCTCATCGACCGTATCCCCTTCGGTGGCAATACACAGCCAGTCAGTTTTTAAATGGGACATATTCCCTCGCCTCGCCGTAATTGCGAGATGATTATTGCGAATAAATAACCGGGCATCATCCAGATTAATTCTGGTTAGTTCGGATAAGCGGTAATAAACGAACACCTGCGAATTAAAGCCGCCGTTTTTTACAATCAGCCACGGCATAATTAAATCTATGGCTAAATACTCCGAAGAATTAAAAGGCGTTGCCCGCGCACTTTATCTGCGCCGTGCCACTCCAAAAGAAATTGCTGCTGATTTAAATCTGCCGAATGCGCGGATCATTTACTACTGGGCGGAGAAATACCAATGGGCTGACCTGCTGAGCCATGAAAGCACCGAGGAAGCGATTGAGCGCCGCTACCAGCTGCTTGCCGGGCGAAACGAAAAGACGGATCTCGAACTCAAAGAAATGGACATGCTGATTGCTCACGCCACGAAGCTGCGCGCCCAGAGTAATAAGCACAAAGAGAAGCTGGCAGAAAGCCAGGGCAAGCGCCGCGACCAGGGCGGCAGCGATGAGGACGACGACCAGCCACGGAAAAAGCGCCAGTACCGTAAGAACGATATTTCGGGGCTGATGCAGGAAGACTTCGACGCGTTTGCAGAAGAGAACCTGTTCGGCTATCAGAAGCATTTGCGCCTGAATATCGCCCAGCAAATCCGCAATATCCTGAAAAGCCGCCAGATCGGGGCGACCTGGTATTTTGCGTATGAGGCGTTTGAAAATGCCGTTATGACGGGCGATCCGCAAATCTTCCTGTCAGCGTCACGCCCGCAGGCCGAGGTGTTCCGCAGCTATATCGTCAACATTGCGCAGCAGTATTTTGGCATCACCCTGACGGGCAACCCGATCCGCCTGAGCAACGGCGCAGAGCTGCGCTTCCTCTCCACCAATAAAAACACCGCACAGTCCTACAGCGGCCACCTCTACTGCGATGAATATTTCTGGGTACCGAACTTTGCGAAGCTGAACGAAGTCGCTTCCGCAATGGCCACCCACGACAAATGGCGCACCACTTACTTTTCCACGCCATCTGCCAAAACGCACCAGGCGTACCCGTTCTGGACGGGCGAAGAGTGGAAACAGGGCAGCAAGAAACGCGCCCATGTATCGTTCCCGACGTTCGACGAACTGCGCGACGGTGGCCGCTCCTGCCCCGATGGCCAGTGGCGCTACGTCATCACGCTGGAAGATGCGATCAACGGCGGTTTTAACCTGGCCAGCATTGACCGCCTGCGCAACCGGTACAACGAAACCACGTTCAGCATGCTGTATATGTGCGTATTCGTTGACAGCAAAGACAGCGTTTTCAGGTTCTCCGACCTGGAAGCCTGCGCCGTGGAAACGGATACCTGGCAGGATCACAACCCGGACGCCGCCCGGCCATTTGGTGATCGCCCGGTCTGGGGCGGATTCGACCCTGCGCGCAGCGGCGACCTGTCGTGTTTCGTTATCGTTGCCCCACCCATTCTGGCACCGGAAAAATACCGCGTGCTGCGGGTGTTCAGCTGGAAAGGTATGAACTTCCGCTGGCAGGCAAAGCAGATCGAGAAGCTCTTCCAGCAGTACAACTTCACCTATATCGGCGTGGACGTCACCGGGATAGGCCAGGGGGTGTTTGAAAATATCCAGCACTTCGCCCTGCGCGTGGCCAAACCGATTCGCTATGACCGCAACACCAAAGACCAGCTGGTTCTCAAAGCCTGCGACGTGGTGGAGAGCAGCCGTATTGAGTGGGACAAAGACCAGAAAGAGATCCCTGCCAGTTTTATGGCCATTCGCCGCACCAGTACGCAGAGCGGCAATGCCATGACGTTTGTCGCAGACCGCACGCAGGAAACCGGACACGCCGAAGCGTTCTGGGCGATCACTCACGCCCTGCATAACGAACCGCTCAACTATGAGAACAAGCCAAAATCCAAATGGGGGCTTAAGAAAGCAGCATGACCAGAAAGAAAAAATATGCCGGGCAACGCGACAAAAGCACACCGCAGCCCACCAAAAAAATGAGCGTTCTGCGCTTCGGCAAGCCGGAACCGGTTCTGACTACCGGCACGGACTACAGCGATGTGTGGTACGACAACGAGGCGAACCATTACACGCTTCCCATTGACCGCCTGGCGCTGGCGCAGCTGATTAACCTGAATGGCCAGCATGGCGGCATCATTCATGCCCGCAAGAATCTGGTGATGAGTGACTATCAGGGCGGCGGGCTTAGCCGCGACGAAATGGAAGCCGCCGTGTTTGATTTTATAACGTTTGGCGATGTGGGCTTTGTGAAAATCCGCAATGGCTGGGGCGAAGTTGAATCCATCGCCCCGATGCCCGGTCTGTACACCCGCCGCCGCAAAACAGGGGAATTTGCTGTACTCCAGCAGGGCGAACCGCTGATTTATCAGCCGGAGGACGTTATTTTTATGCGGATGTACGATCCGCAGCAGCACATTTACGGTCTGCCGGACTACATTGGCGGCATCCACTCCGCACTGCTCAACAGCGAAGCGGTTATCTTCCGCCGCCGCTACTACCACAACGGCGCACACACGGGCGGCATTCTCTATACCCGTGACCCGAGCATGACCGATGAGGTGGAAGAAGAGATTGAGCGCCAGCTGCGTGACAGTAAAGGGATCGGGAACTTCTCAACCATCCTGGTGAACATTCCAGGCGGTGATAAAGAGGGCGTGCAGTTCATCCAGATGGGGGATATTTCAGCTAAGGATGAGTTTGCCAGCGTGAAGAACATCAGCGCCCAGGATATTCTCAACGCCCACCGTTTCCCCGCAGGGCTGGCCGGGCAGATCGCGCAGAACGCCGGAGGGCTGGGCGACCCGGAAAAGGCCGAACTGATTTACAAACGCAGTGAAGTTATCCCACTGCAACGTCGGTTTATGGAGGCGATCAACAACGACAAGGAAATCCCGCTAAATCTGCGACTTAATTTCGCTAACGGAACGGGAAACGGTGCGGCATGAGACAAAAAAGGATAAAATCCAGGCATTATCTTACTACCGGAGAGTGGTACATGAGAGTCCTGAAAATTGAATGCCCGGAGTGTGGCTCAAAAGCAGTGATCCGTAAAACAAACCGGAAGCACAGAAAAATCTCGGATATCTACTGCGCCTGTGCAGATGTTGAGTGTGGGCATACTTTTGTTATGAATCTGACCTTTTCCCACACCCTGAGCCCCAGTGCCAAGACAGGCGATGTAATGGTTCAGACCATACTCAACAACCTGTCTCCTACGCAGCGGCAAATGGCGCTCGATTTACTGAAGGCTTCGCCCGCCATCTGAACAACCCCCATCATGGGGGTTTTTACTTTTAAGCCCACAAATCCTTTGCTCCAGTTCTGCCGTTAACTCCCCCATCCACGCAATGGCTATATTTTTCTCATCCTCGGAGCAATCACCACTTGAAACCAACTTTGAAAATAAGATGATCCGCTGCAACGCAACAGTTTCAAATAATAAGTCCTGCACAGCATCCTCCCGACCCAAACAACTGTATAAACATACAGTACACTCTAAAGCATCTTTTGTGAATATAATTTTAGGCATGCTGTAAAGTTAAATTTTATTAACCAACGACTTACAATTTCTAACCCCAGCCCGGCCATAGCTCTTCTTCTGGCTTACTGCGCTTCTCCTGCAACCTTCCATGTCGGTAAATCAGTGCTGTCGCACCAAAAATTAACCCGCTGCCGCGCAGCAGGATATCCACTTCCTCATCACTTCCAGCAAAACCACGCTGATTCAGTTCCAGCTTTAATCGCCTCCGGGTTCCACCCTCCGTACAGTTATTGACAGAACTCCTAGGCGGCGCGTTCGCGCCGCTAACTGCAACCGCCTGATCGGCGGTTAACTTCGGTACAATCTTCCACTTTGTGAGCCGGGTTAAAATCGGTACATCCATTCCAACGGCGGGAGAGAAAACACCCTTAACCCGTATGACCTCTTCGCCGTAAGCATTGAACTCAGAGCCGGTTTCGTACCATGTGCGGGCGATTAACTCGTCTCTCCTGACGAACGGGCCTCCCTGTTCATTGATGTACTTTGCCCAGTCGCCGTTATCTGCTGCATCATGCACCGCTGCAAACTCCACACTTAAACCCATGGCCGTATCGTGATCGGCCATCCGGCGCAGCTCACGCCAGACGGTGACCGGAGCGCCACCCACAAACTGAAACTGACGGATACGCCAGCAGGAAGCCCAGGCAGCAGCGGCGGCAGCAGACTCTTTCATCGGCTTGCCGCTTTCATCGTCCAGCTCATCATCCAGAGCATAGCCGTCGATGTTTTTAGATATGTACTTAGCGACATAGCCCGTTGCCGAACCTTTTTCAGGATCGATGCTTTCCGCATGGAAGCGCGCTTTTCTCGCTTTTGCGGTGATCAGTTCGGCGTGGTCTTCATCCATCGCGTAATCGCGCAAAATACCGCGTACCTGCTCAACTTCCTCAGGGCGCATAAACAAAAGCATGTGCCAGTGCGGCGTGCCATCGTGATGTGGCTCTGCAACCCTGATACCAAACACCCGCAAATCATTGCGGTGCAGCTTTGCCCGGATTCGCCCCCAGACTGTGCGGAGATAATTCTGTGTGTCAGCGGGACTGCTGCCATCCCACTTGCGGTTGCGGTGGCCGTGAATGGTTGTAGCATGATATTTAGATGGGGCAGTGATGGTGTAAAACTCACCCACATAACCCAGTTCGTTACATATGTTTTCAAAACCTCGAATGCGCACCATCATTTCAGTGCGGCGAATGGCCGGATTGGCCACGCTGCCCCAGTATTTATCAATCAGACTGATTCGGTTGCCGTCTTCATCTTCCAGTTCCATGGATTTAAGGAACTCGCGCGTGCGGCGCTTCTGCTCTTTCCAGTCGCGGATCATCTGCTTACTGGCGTAAGTGCTGACTTTTTTGCAAACGTGATTCAGGGCAATGTGCAGATGCTCGCGCCACTCTGCTGCGTGCCTGCGCAGTCGCCGCGCCCACCATTGATCGGACATCATGCGGGAAAGAGCAGCAGCGGCCTGGGGTTCGTCAAAATAACGGCGCATAAGCTTTTCAAAGTCCGGGGCTGACTGGCGGAATGCCTGAGTGATTCTTGCAGCACGCAGATAAAGCGCGTGCAGCACCTTCAGCTCACCGTCTTCCGGCATTTCATCGTTGATACTGCTGAGTTCCATCGTGATGAATGTCGAAATATCCTGCGCCAGCAGCTCAATGTCTTCTTTGGACATATCAGGAAGGTGGTTAAAGCGATACATCAGGCGGACTGTATCAGCAGTCATTTTGCCGATGTGGTAGCGCTCCGAAACAATGTTGACGCGCGGAAGGATGCGTTCAAGGAAGGTTTTAGCGAGATAGGCATTTGCACGCTTTACCCCCTGCTCTTTCTCCAGCTTGGAGACCGTCGCATTTACCGACATACGAACAATAACCGACTGCTTTTGCAGCAAATCCTGTGCGCAAGCTAAAGCCGCATTTTCCCGATCACGGCGGTGTAATTCTTCGTATGTGGGTAACGGGCTTTCGATAGCCTGCTTTGGAGCATTCCAGGTAAAAGCCCATTGTTTGATTGCAGATGTACTTTCCATTAGGTTAGGCATTACCCTCCCAAACCATATGGAAAACAACATGAAACACCGCTACACCCGCGACTGTGCCCGCCCCGAATATGATGAAAAGATTACGGAGTGGCTTAACACGTTTGATGTAGACGACGGAATGATGAGCTATCCCGTGGCTGTCTTTCACGAGGGATTTATTTACCGGATGATTACCGGTCACGGATTGGGCGAATACAGCTCTATTCGTAACTTCCTGGGTGAACTTGGCCTGGTCAACCTGATAGATGATACCGCTACATTCAGAGGGTACGATGCTGTAATGGCAAGCCCGGAAGTAAAAAGAGCAATGACTAACGGAACCTTCAAGATGACTGATATTCCCAAAAATACTCCGCCAGCCAAATAAGTAAAACTTAGCCGCCATATCACGCCGAGAGTTTTCTACGGCGTGATAACGACAAGCAGTTAAAACGAAAGCCAGCGTCATGCGCAAGCCTTCGCAATAGAATCAAGTGGAGACTTGAGGATCAGCTCTGGTGCAACTTTCTGGCTTGCAGCTGCCGCACCAACACTGCGAGGGGCATTAATGCGGACAACCTCAAAACCGGCATAAAGATAATGCACAGTTTCCACATCGGCGTTGGACGCAACGACGCTTACACCCTTTCGCGCCAGGCGACGCAGCTTACGCGCCAGCCGCCCCTGATCCATATGAGAAAAACCGCCCTCCGTGTATGAGGTGAAATTCCCCGATTCTGTCAGGTACGGCGGATCGCAATACACCACATCACCATCACGTACCAAATCCAGCGTTTCGGCATAGTGAGCGGCAATGAACGTTGCACGCTTTGCCTTTTCAGCGAACGCACGGATTTCTTCAGCAGGGAAATAGGGCTGTTTGTACTTACCAAACGGCACGTTGAACTGACCGCGGCGATTGTAACGACACAGGCCATTGAAGCAGTGGCGGTTCAGGAACATGAAACGCGCCGCAGCCTCCACTCTTTCGTCACCAAAAACCCGGCCAGACATATTGAAAGCGTCCCGAACCGCGTAGTAATAAACAGCACGATTCTCTGTATCACCCTGCGCCCCGGCAGAAAAAAGGATCTCCAGCTCACTAAGAAACGCGTCAGTGTCGAAAGCCATAACCTTATACAGGTTGACTAAATCCGGGTTCACGTCAGCGATCAGATATTCGTCATAGTCCGTGTTCATCATGACGGCGCAAGAACCGGCGAACGGCTCAACCAGGCGCTTACCTTTCGGGAGGTGGTGACGCAACTGCGGCATGAGGCGAACTTTACTGCCAACCCATTTGAGAGGGGTTTTAACGGGTTTGGTCATGCTGCACCACCTTCGCCAATAATTCCGAGGAACTGCAACCCTTGATAAGTTAAACCCCAGCGATTAGCACCCCAGTGAAATTCAACTAATCCTTTTTTAGCCAATGCAACGCCCGTTCTACTGGATGGATATCGGGGAACATAAATACCTTTCTCACCTGCCAGGCCACGCATAAAAGCCATTTGCGCCTCAGATACTTTTATGCGCTTAGTTTTTATTGCCATGCCGCACCGCCTTTGCTGCAAATGGCCATGGCCTCTTCGCGGATCAGCTCCACGATTTCCGCCGCGCTTAAACCTTCATTGGCTGCGTGGGTGGCCAGCTTATCCAGACGAGTCGAACACAGATCGGCAGCGGCGGCTTTGCCTTCCTGCGTAGCTTTAGTGAGCATGGCCAGCAGATCAGAACTGGACTTCGTGGCGGGTAAATCAGTACGTGTCATGTGCATTTTGGTTTCCTTAAGGCAAAAGAATCCCCGGCCACTGGAAGGGTGGCCAAAAATTCAGAGGGTTAATTAGTTGAACGTGGCGGTAACAGGTACGGCTGAACAGCTGGGCGCTGGAACCTGGTGAAGCTCGTAGGTTTTGCGCCACCATTCCTGGATCAGTGCCTTAATTTCACCCGACCCTAACGCGCCTGCGATATAAAACATTGACCGAATACCAGCCAAGGCTTCGACCTGCTGATATTTGCTTTCTGCCTCACGGTATACGCAGCACCAGTAGGCGGCATTGATAGTGAGCCAGTGCCGCTTATTTGTCATGTGTTCCGTGTCGTTAAAGAAAAAGGCATGTAAGGCCACACGGCCATTTTTCACAATGCTTTTTTCCATAAAGAGCATGGCGTAATTGTGGGGCACAGCCCACGCAGCCAGCTCCTGTCCCAGTGTTTTAGCGTCTACGGAAATGATGGTCATTAGTGGTTCCCCTGCTGCATCTTCTGGACGATATGCGGCGCGATAATCATCTGTACGCCGTTGTTGCTGTGGATCGGATAGACCTTTTTCACCTGCCGATTGGCGCTACGCTTTGAAAAATCGCTATCGCACAAACTACCAAACCCTTCAAAGGTCAGCCGTGCGCGGGAAATCCCTTGGCGAATCTGGATCATTGCCCGGTAGTCCAGGCGTTCGAACAATTCCCGCCAGCTGCATTTGCTCAGGTGCGCTTTGAACACATCCGAACCGGTGGCCACCGCAGCCGCATGAAGAACGACGCCGCGCCATTCAGGATTTAACTTATCCCACCAGTCAGCGGCTTCGCTGCTACTGCTGAAATATTTGCGGCGGATATTATCCAGATTGCGTTTGGCGCATTCTTTCTGCTTCTGACTAATTGGCATATCGACCCCCTACCATCCCAGCCAGGCGAACGGCACCGGAAGATAACCGGCGCAGCAAAGAACCGCGCTGAATTCGGGCAGGCTCTTGCGCATTGAATTTATGGGTGTGACCAGGGTTCCAGCGTTGGCCGTTTGGCAACTCGATCCAGCCAGTAGTCCCGCTGGCCAGCTGCATGGCCGGGGATTCTTTTTTCAGGTACGTAACAAAAGCTTTCATTGTCATCCCTCACATCAAACCGCTGGCATTTGTCGTCACAATATCGACCGCAGCAGCCAGAACAGGGGCAGACTGCAGGCGACTTTCTACGACATAAGCCAGAACGGAAAGGCTACGAATTGCATCGCGGGCGCGATCAAGAATTTGAGTACGACGGGCGGCTGTCATGCGCTCAGTGGATACGGCTTCCCCAGCAATCGCACCGACATTAGCAGTGGCGCTCAACGCGCATAACTGCATGTTGGCAGGGATCGCGTTGTTCACAGGCACGGAAGGAAGGCAGTTAATCTGTGCCAACAGCCCATCAAGAAGGCGGGCATCTTCCGTATAGTCGGTGATGAGTAGAAGCTCATCGCACGTCAGGCGATGTGGCTGATCGGGGTTCAATTTATTGCGGAGAACTTGCGGCCGCATCCCTGCAGCGTTGGCTACATCTTCAAGATTGTTCGCAAGTGCAAATGCTCGGCAAGCCGCATCGAAATGAGCATGTTTAGAGGTTTGGTAATCAAACATAGTCGCGTGTCCATTTGCTAATCAAAATGAAAAACGAAATTTATTAGTGGTTTTAATTACTTGCTTTCGTTCCAGGCGCTCCAATCGACAAAGACGTGGTCTTTTGGTTTGTCCTTAGGCTTAATTTTGATTTTCCCGGTGTGAACCCAGTAACGACCAGTGCGTAGTTTGATACCTACACGCTCACAAAAGGCGGCCAGTGGAACCCAACGGTTCTCTGTGTATGTTGCGTTTGTAGTTTCCATGGGGCAAAATCTCTCGTTTGACGTGTCACCAGTGACAGCTAGTGACAACGTTTAGTAATAAGTGACAGAAGCGACTGCAAGCTGTCGTGTTTGAGCACGAAACCTAGCCTATTGTTTCGAATGTCACTTGTCAACACTTGGGAATAGCTGACATGACGAGTTTCAACATAAAAACAGGTGCGCGCGAAGCTGTTGAACGTATTTGCGAGATTTACGGAGTTCCTTCCAGGCTACAGCTGGCAAGCTTTTTAGGCATGTCTGCGAGCTCACTTAGCACCAGAATCATGAGAGATAACTTTCCTGCTGACCTTGTGTTGCGCTGCGCGCTGGAAACAGGGGCATCCATTTACTGGCTTACGACAGGGGAAGGTGCGAAGTATGATCATTTGGCCAGCGACACTGTCAGGATCCCTTCTTACAAAATTGACGGAAGCGGGCTAGTTCAGGACACATCAATAATTTTCGACAAAGCTGTATTACCGAACTTTTCCGGTGAGTTACAGATCATAATGGACGGTCACGTAAGCTACTTTGTAGACATATCGACTCACCAACCAAGCGACGGAAAATATTTAATCGAATATTCAGGAGTTAAGAGCATCAAAGAAGTCGCTCTGCTGCCTGCTAACAAGCTGCGGATCGACTGGGGCAAATATCCGGTTGATTGTGACGTTGCAGACGTTCAGCTATTAGGCAAAGTCGTAGCCACTTACGTGATCAACGAGCAATGACCGTCAGAAAAATAGAAAGTGGGGAATGGCTCTGCGACCTGCGCCCAAACGGGGCGAAAGGGAAACGCATCCGTAAAAAATTCGCCACCAAAGGCGAAGCACTGGCTTACGAAAAATTTATCGGTGCGCAGCTGGAAGATAAACCGTGGATAGGTGAGAAGCAGGATAACAGGCGTCTGTCCGATCTCATTACCCAATGGCATGACCTTTATGGCCGAACGCTGGCTGACTCAAACCGCATGATGTCAAAATTAAATGCGATATGTGCTGGACTTAACGATCCCCTGGCATCCTGTCTAACAGCTGCTGATTTCAGCCTGTATCGTGAAGGCAGGTTAAAAGGTGAGATACCAGACATTACTGGCCGCTGTATGCCAATCCAACCGCGCACTATTAATCACGAACAAAGATACCTCTCTGCCGTATTTGGAACGTTAAAAAAATTAGGGCACTGGCAACTCCCTAATCCCCTGTCAGGTTTGCCAACCTTTAAGGTTGATGAAAAGATGGTTTCCTTCCTGTACCCGGAAGAGATCAGAAATCTGCTGGATCACTTATCAGAATCGAACAGCGCTAGTGTGCTGACTGTTTCAAAGATTTGTCTGGCTACTGGCGCTAGATGGAGTGAAGCGGAAGAACTCGAAGGCGCTCAAGTTACTCCCTATCGCATCACGTACCGGAACACCAAAAATAAGAAAGTAAGGTCGGTGCCAATATCGAAAGAGCTGTATGATGAAATACCCAAAAAACGGGGACGGCTTTTCACTCCATGCCGTAAAACCTTTGAACGTGTCATTGAGAAGGCGGGAATTGACCTTCCTGATGGACAATGTACTCACGTACTACGCCACACATTTGCAAGCCATTTTATGATGAACGGTGGGAATATATTGGTTCTTAAAGAAATATTAGGCCACTCCGATATTAAAATGACGATGATTTACGCTCACTTTGCACCAACTCATTTAGAAGATGCGGTGACTAAAAATCCATTAACAATGTTATGTAAATGAATAAGGGATGATAATGAGCATTACACTGAATGCATTGCTAATATTAGTTGATTTAATTTTCATTATCTTGTACTTGGTATATCTAATTAAGATAAAAGCATTCTCAATGAATGCTGAACCATTAACCCATCAGCCTTTATTCAGAGCGGTGATTATTATCCCCATAGTCTCATTTTTTCTGATTGGAGGTGTCGCATGGTCTGGACATTCAATCCAATTAGATGAAAATGGATTGAACAACTTTTTAAACATTAGCAAACTCCCACTTGCTGTATTATCACTCACACTGCCATTTGGGGTGATTGTAAATAACGTTCACCGCACTATTCAAACTGATAGACAAATCAAGGAAGCAGAACGCAAAAACAATTTAGACCGTTATTACGCACACAGAAAAAACACTATTGAAATTATTGATAATTTTGAATTAAGCACAATATTTGTTGTTAATGATGAAATACAACTAGAATTTGAAAACAGCTACTCCACTTATAAGAAATTTTACCCACAAGCCTCGGTAAACAGCAGTAATTACAACTCATCTGAATTATTCATATATGGTATAACGGAATTATTTCGACAACTCAATAGCTTGTTGAACATTACAGAATTTGATACGAGAGTAAGTTACTTCAAACATTTAACAAGCATCGAAGAAAACCTTTATCAGATACATAGATTATTTGGGTTTAAACCAGTGAAAGTTGATAAGACTTTCGGTTATGTTTTTATAGACTCAGATAATATCACTTACGAATTTAGAACGTATATTAGAAATGAGCACTGCCTAAAAATGAACATTGCAACATATTGGCTTGCATACCTTTCTATTTCTGAATTTTTAGAAGCTTATGTACTTGAAGATGTAAAAAAAGAACTTCATGGAATGTTCATGTATGGAATTAATACGCAAGTCAAATATGCTTTTTGGGCACCGCAAAATCTTGTTAAAGCGCGCATTCCGCAAGTGATCAGGATTGCTGCTGCTTAGGATCCACATTTTGTCCACTCAGCACTTGTACTAGTAATAACCTCTGTTTACCGTTGTTATTTAACATCATGATAATTAATACAAAGTGATGATTTTGCTTGCATAGGGAAAGACTGTAGAAATTTCGGACGCGGGTTCAACTCCCGCCAGCCCACCAAAATTCTTTGTTGATGGTCACCAGAGCCTGATACGAAGTCCTGAAAGCCCGCACGGCGCAAGCCTGGCGGGCTTTTTTGTGCCCCTATTGTGCCTAACACGCCCTCCCCCCTTGACGCTGGATAAAAACACAGTATAACTACACTCCTACCCACTACACTTAGGATCACAAACCCATGTTCGTCGAGCTGGTATATGACAAACGCAACTTTGAAGGACTGCCTGGCGCGAAAGAGCGCATCCTGAACGAATTGGCCAAGCGGGTGCATCGCATCTTCCCCGATGCCGAGGTGCGCGTTAAGCCGATGATGACGCTGCCGGGCATCAACACCGATGCCAGTAAGCATGAGAAAGAACAAATCAGCCGTGCTGTTCAGGAAATGTTTGAAGAAGCCGAGATGTGGCTCGCTGACGAGTAA